CCAGGTCAGAGTTTATACTGGCCGAAAGTGGAAGTGGGTCCTAGACCCACGATCCAATATCTTCATACCCGCTGGGTACGAAGACGGTTCTCTTCTTCCAAACAATGCGATCTCTAATCTGATAGCCATCACTTGACGGCTGAAAGAATTGAGACAGTAAGGCGGCATTGTAATCACGGAACCTATGCTTTCGAGGCATAGGCAACGTGATGTTCAACCACACGCCATCCCAACCATGTCTTCTCACAGCATTCCACTCGCTTGAAGCGTCGTGTACTACTGTGCTGAGGGTCGTTGGGCCACGTTGTTGAAAGCGCCTCGGGAGCCCATAAACCAGGTCTTTCCAAACGCCACGGAGGGAGCGGGAGCGATTCCCACCCCACCCCAAGCGCTTGGCTAAGACGGAGATCTGGTTAATGAGGGTCAACGCACCTTGATCGTCTAAAGCACCCTTCCAGTAAATCGGAGTGACCGTATCGCCATTAAAGGCATCACGACCACACGACTCCCGGAAAGGGCCGCTCTTAAATGACTTATCGGGATTAACCCGAAAGCCGAAGAGATCAAGGGCTTGAACTACTCGATCGAAAGATTCTGCAGGCACAATCAAGTCATCTCCATAAACAGAGACGTCATGACAAATGGAGCTGCATATGGCCCAAAAGAGTAAGCTTTCGAGTTCGAAAGTGTACCCATTACCCATGCTCGACCACTTCTCGTATTCCCGCCATTTTCCATCAAGGAAGTAGCGGGGGGAACGAAGAGCATCGAGAACGGTAAGCCAAGGAAGCGGCATCACTGCCGCAACCACTTCCTTCGACATAGTGTCGGAGGCGGATGCGAGGTCGATCGTCGCGTACTTATCGGTACGCGATCCGAAGATGGCAAGGGACTGATTCAGCCCCTGATCATCAAGATTAACTCCAAATTTTCGAAGGCGCATACGGATGTATGCACCGACGCCTTTCTGGAGCCAAATATTCCACCGCGGTTCCACCGCGATGGGACGATCGGTTTTCGCACTCTTGGGAACAAAAGTAACCCTATTACCCCGGGCAAGCTCTAAATCGAGCCGTCCGGTTGTGATGTCGCTTACGAAGCAGTGACCCAGAGATGTTATCTCTGAGAAAACAGCCAAGTAAGGATAGGCACCACTGGTAATAGATCCAGGATTTGACAATTTATTGTAAGCGGACGTCAGTCCCCTAACCGTAGAACCATCTGCTCCTGGGCCGAAGTTACAGAACTCCGTCCACCGAAAAAGATCCAGCCCAAGCACATCACCAATTTTTCGACGAACGCAAAATAGTAAGCGTTCATCGTCACGAAGAAATGAAATTCGACGTGAATGGTGGAGTGCCCAAACTGAATTAGTCCGGCGACAAAGCTCCTCGGCCTCTACAAACTTAACCACGGCCGCCGCCCGAGTATCTATCGACGTAGGAAGCCATTCCGCCTTCGAGAGAAGGCGGGTAGCTTGATACGCCAAAAAGAAACTCTCGGAATCAGCATAATCCGTGGCAGTAATTTGCAGATTAGCTATCTCGTCCCACATCGCGTGCCTCATCAGTATTACAACTGACAAAGCCCGCGGACAGGAAAGGCTAGCTAGAATCTGCTCAGCAGTCCTAACATGACGATCGAGATCATTCTCTTTCATCGGTTTCTCTCCAGTGTGGGTGGGGGTGCTAATGCCCCACCATCGCGTCAAGTAAAGGGCGGACGATATCACCGCTATGGACAGTATCCCTCTTACATGAGGTAATTGCCCGAAACAGTGAAACCCATTCGTATCGACTAAACCTCCAGAGTCTATCCCCCACAGAAATGCGGGGGTCATAGTCCCAAGAGGATAGTTGAGCGCTTAGGAGATCGTCACCTGGAAGAAAGGCATCAATGACTTTCTTCACAAGACTATACCTGAGACCGAGCTCATTAACGCTGATTTCCTCTACCGAACTCCAGAGTTTCCAAACCCTGGGTTCGACAGAGTACCAACGAGAACAACGCTCAGCCGCCATAACGTCGCAAGACGCGACGCTACGGAGAAGGTTCCAACAAGCCTGTATGTTTACAAATTTTACAATCTTGTAATTACACGCAGAACATCCTGCAGCCACTGGTACGAACCAGAGGACTGAAGGAGCTTCACAATTATTAAAATTGCGAATAGCTTGAAGATAACCTTCGTTACGCCCGCATTTAGTGCAGGCCATTTGTACTTGGTACGACATGGTCTTTTCCTTATGCGGATTAACCCGCGGTTAACCCGATTGCGAGGGTGCAAACCCTACGCCGTCGGGTGGACGAAGTTTTCAACAGCAGAAGTGATCACGGCATCCCCGATGAAATCCAAAAGCATAGCTCTCAGATCTTTTCGGTTCTGGAGTGACGCCCTACTGGGCAGCACAAACTCAAAGGTTCCGAGACACTCGAAAGCCTTTGTGGGTTGTGGAGTAAATCCGCTCGCATCGTCTCCCGCCACACTTTCGAGTGTCGGAAGAACGAGCTTGCAGGAGATACGAGTGGTGCCGTTCGCGTTCTCTTTCACAGAGACCGAAGCAGCACCAGCGCCCACCGGATAGCCCGAATTGGTAGTAAAATCTTTCCAGATCGCGAGATCTGGAGTGGATTGAGTACCAACGAAGGCCCGGTTTACCGGAGTGCCAGCGGCATCCGTAAGAGTAATGGTAGACATGAGTTATCCTCAGTGTATTGTTAGCTCCTGATCGTGGTTAGCGACCAAAAGCCGTGCGCAGTAATGCTAATGCATTTGCTGCGTGCTTAAGAGAGATTGGATCTTTAAAAGGTGGGAAATGCACTGGTGGGAATCCTGTAAGGATCTCACGAGCAAAGTACCTTACGCTAGAATCGCCAGCTCCGCCCGACCAAGTCGAGACATAGCCAGCGGGATTTACGTAAGTCCCAGAGATGGGTCTCACCTTCCACGAACCCTCAACCTTCGTCGTAAGATAGCCTTTCTTAAAGATAAGGCCATGATTATAATCTAGGTTGTTTAAGTAACTACCGACAGGAAGGAACCAATCCACCACAAAGCTGTATGGGACTAATTCCCATGCAACAGCAAGTGGATTCATGACACCTGTGCGAGTGAGGAATTGTAAGCCTTCGCTTCCAACCTCATACTCTATGGCACCTTTCATAGTGACATGCAGCTTCCGCTCCGCCTTACAAGGGGGACAATGAGACGCGATGGCAGGAATGACAAATGATATGTCATCCCATTCACCGATGATCCCAGAAGTCACCTTGTTCTTAGGAGGAGTGAAGTTTAGCGTGTTGGCCATTTCTTCTAGGCCACCAAAGACGTCGCTTAAGAGAGGCTTCCATCCATACTGGATGGACAACCAATCTTTTGCGGCATCGCCAGAGTTCGGGGGAACTCCTTGAAGGGGACCACGACGGCGACCACCACGGTCGCCGCCGCCGGACCCTCCACCCCCACCTCCGCGTCTTTGACCTCCACCACCGAGAACTCCAAGAGCCCCGCCAATATTTCCGCGTTTCACGGCGCCGTAAGCAGAGGCTATACGACGTACCGTGTCTGCGACAGTATTGCAGGTTTTCT